TTAGAAAACATTTTTAATATATTTTTCGAAGTCTTTTAGAGACTCTGTCTTTAATTTCGGTGTCACGTGCGCATATGTTTTTTCTGTCATTTCTAGACTTTGGTGTCCCAGGCGTTCCTGGATAACCTTAATCGGTACATTTGATTCTAGTAATAATGTAGCATGTGTGTGTCTTAATTTATGAACTGATATTTGATGTCCAAGTACTTTCTTGCTGCAGTAGATCATCGTGTTATGAATTGATGAACGTGAAATAGGTTTTCCAATATCATCAACGAATATAAAGTTATTATCATTGCTATAAACACTTTCATAGTTAATTTTGTTAGCATTATGGATTTGCATTAATTTAAATAATTCAACCGATAGAGATTTAGTAATGTATATGTCTCTATGATTTTTTGTTTTCGTATTACCAAGTTTATTTCTTTTCTGATCATAAGATTTTTTAACATGTATTATATTGTTTACTCTATCAATATCCTGCCAAGTCAATGCGCAAGCTTCACCAACACGTAAACCAGTTTCGATTATAAGTCTGAATAGATAATAGTGATATATATTTCTTCGTTTTACATCAGTAAGAAATGGCTCGATTTTATCATGTGGGATATACTCAGCTTTTTTTGCTGTATCTTTAACTTTGTATTCAATAAATTCAGCAGGATTAAATGTAATATAACCATCATATCTTGCTTTTTCCATTACTCTATACATCAGTGAGTTAGTCTTTTTAAGTGTTGATATGCTTTTACCTGCATCAATCAGTTTATTGATTACTTCCTGGTGCATCATATTTGTTACTTTATCGATTCTAATATCAGGATTATGAAGCGGTACATCAATATATTTGATTTTATCATTTTCAACAATTTTCTTTCGTGTGCTAAACAAACGTTTTGCTGAATATTTATCAATTTCTACACTTGATTCTGATACTTTACCAACTCTATAAATTTCAATATATTTATCGACATAATCTTTTAGAGTAGGGGCAACCGACTTTTTTATATATTTTTCTTTGTTAGCTTCTAATTCATGAGCGATTCTATTTGCTTGTGACTTTGTATCTATACCAGATCGTGATAAGAATTTACGTTTATTATTTTCATCAAAATAACTGACACGCACTCTATATTTACCATTTTTCTTATCGATAGAGGCCATGATCATCTTCCTTTCTAAATTTGAGTAAAAAAAATAAGGGTACGTAAAACACACCCTTATTATTTAATTTTATTGAGCATTTTTAATTTCAGAAGATTTAATGTAATATTTAGCTTTATATGATGTAAAAGAAGGCATATAATCAAGTTCTATTACATATTCATCAGCTTCTGGAACATCATAATATTGGTATCCGCCGGCAGTATTTCCATTGTTGATTTGTTCAGTAAATCCACTGTTTGAATCTTCAACCATACCTGAATAAGCACCATAGTTTTTGCCATTTACACTTACATTCATATCACTATCTGAATATAAAACTTGTTCATCAGTTTCATTTTTTGCTTCTGAAGTGATTTTTAAGATTTTACCATTTTCAGGAGAGATAGTATCGTTATCAGGTTGTACAAATTCAATATTTGTAATTTTTACTTTAACGCCACCAGCATCAACTGTATCTCCTAATTTGTATTTCTTTTTAGCGACATCGTCTTGCTTCTTTTCAGTTTTTTTAATGTCCTTATCAACTTCATTTACTACGCTTCCCGTACAAGCTGTAAATAATACAACAATACCAATTAATAATAATAACGGAAGGCCACAACCTAATAAAAACCATTTAGCTTTACTGTCTTTTTTTACAATGACTTTTTCACCTTGTTCATCATAATACACTTCATCTTTCTTTTTTGCCAAAACAACCATCTCCTTAAATTTTATATTTATGATAAAGGCTGTAGAGCCGAATATCTAAATTAATATTCTTCAATTTTTAAAGGTTCAAATTGTATCCTGTAACCATCGTATTTTACATATTGTCCAAACTTACTTTTATAATCATCAATAATATTCTTAAAGTGACTACGATCTATTTCTAAGCAAAGGCACATTTCGTATATATCACCCCAATGTCCATGTTCATAGCATTTAATTAATCGTTCTAAGGGTAATATAAGTTTGTGGCCATATCTTCTAGCTCTTAATTCTTGTCTTGCTGCATCAACATTATATTGTCGTCTATATGCATTAGTGATATCACCATATGAAGTTTCATGATGCCCGATTTCTTCAGCTAAGTGACCATTTTGCATATAATAATTAAGTCTATCTGCTAAAGTGATAATCCCGTTAGGATATTCAAAGTATCTTTCGTATAATCCTCCCATTTTAACAGGCATATCTTCATCATATTCAATTACCATGTTTGGATAAGGATCTAATAATCTCTCTCTAAGTTGCATCTTCACAACTCCTTACTTATTTCGATTATTTCTTAAATTGCGTCTCATTTCTATGTATGCTAATATTTCTTCTATTTCTTCTTCAGTGGCATCATCATCAATATGGGCAGCTATTGTCTCAACAATCTCATTGTGATCATTAGAATTAGAGTTATCTTCTTCCCAACCCATTAAATATGCTGGTGTAGTAAATAAATACTTTGCAATTTTTTCGAGAGTAGTAGCTGGCATTTTTTCAATATCACCATTTTCATACCTAAAAATAGTTGCTCTTGATACTCCAACAGCTTTAGCTAAATCGTCGGCAGATACATTTCTCTTTATTCTTAATTTTTTAATTCTTGCACCGACACACATAAAAATCCTCCTAGTAGTCTTTTTGTCTACAAGTTCATTATAAATTTTACGTTTCATTTTTGCAACAATAAAATGTTTCATTTATGCAACTAAATTATTGACTTTAAACATGGCTATGCTATTATTAAATTACGAAGTCGCACAAATGAGACTTAAAAGGAGTGGAATATGGTAGATATTAAAGAACTAAAAAAAATGATTGCAAATAAAGGTTATAATCTTGAACAATTTGCTGAGAAAATCGGTATGGGCAGAAGCACCTTATACAGAAAAATGAAAGATAATGGTAATAATTTTACGATAGGTGAAATAGAAACTATTGTTAAAATATTGAAACTAACAAAAAAGGAATCAATCTCTATTTTTTTTATAAATTGAGTCGCATTTATGAGACTTCGTAATAATTTTAAGGAGGTAAATTATGCAAATATCAATTCCTGATGAATTCATTGAAGAACTTGTGATGAAGAAAGTTGAAGAAAAGTTGAATGATTGTAAGCACATGTATGCTGCGGTAGATATGAAGAAGTTAATTGAATTGACAGGTTTAAGTAAAACAACTTTAACAAATCAATATACAAACCAGCAGGAGTTCGTGGAAATAACAGTTAAACATGGAGCGAGAGTTTTGTACTTATATCCAGAATGCTTAGAAGTATTTAAAAAATTAATAAAGGAGAGACAAAAATGAAGTATTTATTAGCGATTATTATACAAGCGCTACTTACATTATCAGCATTTGCAATTAGCTTAATTTACTGCATGGCTATTAACACTTCGATGGATCCATTAGCTTTAACGGTTACAATCATGTTTTTCTTAATGCTAATCATCTATGGAGGTACTGATGCAGGAAAGTTATTACAAGACAAATAAAAAACCGCATCTAAATTCGTAGTTTAGAAGCGGTTTACACATATGAGTTTATGAAATTGAACACCTTAATTATATCACATGGAGGTAATGAAATGAACGAAATTATAGAAATAAATAAACATAATCAATTAATACCCATTCGAGAAAATGATAATGGTGAAGTAGTTGTGAGTGGCAGAATGTTACATCAAGCATTAGAAGTGAAAACGGAATATAAAGATTGGTTCCCTAGGATGCTTAAATATGGATTTGAAGAAAACCATGATTATATATCTGTTGTTCAAAAAGTAGAAGCTCAAAAAAGAGCGCGTACTTATGAACAGATTGATCATGTAATAAAACTCGACATGGCCAAAGAAATTTCGATGATTCAAAGAAGTGAACCAGGAAAGAAAGCGAGACAGTATTTCATTCAAGTTGAGAAGCATTGGAACAGTCCAGAGATGATTATGAAAAGAGCGTTGCAGATTGCTGATAAGAAGATCATTGCACTTGAGGAGCAAATTAAGCTCGACAAACCAAAGACCATCTTCGCAGATGCAGTTGCAGCAAGTAAGACATCTATTTTAGTTGGTGAGTTGGCCAAATTACTGAAACAGAATGGAATTGATATCGGAGCGAAGCGTTTATTTGCTTATTTGCTTATTTGCGAGATAACGGCTTTTTAATCAAACGTAAAGGCACCGATTACAATATGCCAACACAATACTCAATGGAACGTGGCCTATTTGAAATCAAAGAAACATCAATCACTCATTCTGATGGGCACGTTTCTATAAGTAAGACACCTAAAGTCACAGGTAAAGGACAACAGTACTTTATGAATAGATTTTTAAATAATGAGGTGAAAAATAATGGCTACTAGATATGGTGATATTGATTTACTCGAAGAAGCGGGATTTCAGGAAACTACAAGTTATAACCTAGAATGGTTTAAATCGTTTGGTAATCATAAAGTATTTATTTTTATCAAAGGACGTTCCTGGCATATACAACTTGTTCGCTTTGGCATGGACGGAGTAGGACCGACAAGCATGACTACTCACAAAAGTTATACAAATTTGTCAGATGCAATACATGATATAAAACAGTTTGAAGAAAGAATGACTAAACAATAGCACTAGGAGGATCTCTATGGAACAACCATCATATTACGCAATATTAAGCGCTAATGTCAGATATGACAAGAATATATCTGACAAAGCGAAATTGCTATTTGCAGATATAACAGCATTATCAAATAAGTACGGCTATTGTACAGCTAGTAATAATTACTTTGCAGAAATATTTGACGTAACGAAAGAAACGATATCACGAAATATATCAAGCTTAGAGAAAGCTGGGCACGTTAAAGTTGAACTAATTTACAAAGGTAAAGAAGTCATTCAAAGACGTATCTATCCCATTACTCAAACGTCAATACCCATTGATAAAAACGTCAATACCCCTATTGACGAAAAAGAAGATACCCTATTGACGAAAAAATCAATACCTATTGATAAAAATATGATTACCCCTATTGACGAAAATGTCAAAGAGAATATTACAAGTATTAATACTACAAGAAATAATATTACAAGTAGTAATAGTAGTACGACGACTGCCGAAGATTTAAACAAAATGAATCCATTTGAATATTACGAAGAAGCACAATTCGGAATACTCACATCTGTAATTCATAATGACATGAACTACTATATCGATAAATTCGGTGATGAAGGACAGGACATTGTAAAGCTGGCATTAGAGATTGCTGCTTATCGAGGACCTGAAAAAACGAATTGGAGTTATGTTAAAGGGATTCTAAATAATTGGTTAAGAACAACACATCGAACTGTAGAAGATATTAAAGCATATGAAAAACAAGAAGCGACATTGAGATCAAATAAAGCTCAAAGCTTTAGAAATAACACGAGTAAAGAAATGACACCTGAATGGATGAACAAACCATCTGATGAAGTACCAGCACATAACAACTCAAATGAACTGAGTGATGATGAACTTGAAAAGGAACGTGAGAAGTTAAGAAAAGAACTCGAAGAAAGTGCAAGAGAGTTTGAGGATAAAGGGGGTGTCAGACATCATGCATAAAGAAGTGACATTTACTAAAGAACAATTGCTAGACATCTTAGACGGTAAGGTAATCGTAAAAAGAGATATAGATGGCATAATGCACCGCTTCATGATTGATAAATCCACTAGAGCCACAAAGTGTTTCAAAGTGTATTACGACTTGCTGAGTAAGAGGAACAGTACAGTAATTACAAACTTAAGTCAGATTGTCCAAGCAATTTCAGTTGAAGAAGCTGTAGAAGAAATAAAGAAGAAGTACGATGGTCAGACTTTAAGTATAGCCGTTAATAAAATCAGTGAAAGGAGGATGTGACATGAATAGATTACAAGCATTAAAAATAGCCCTCTTAATCGTCATCTTGGCGGAGGAGATTAAGAGAGCGTGTAATAAAAACGCAGTTGAAGTAATTAATTTAGATCCGATTCGTTTGAATCATTATTTACATGAAACTTTTGAACGCGTTCTGTAGATATAGAAATGCAAGCTAGATAAATAGTAAGAGCTTTTTCAATTCTATCTCTTTCTGTAACGCATTCAGTATCATCTACACCAAAAGTTTGTAAATATGCAGCGGCAAAATCATTTGGATTAAAACTCAAATTTGACATTAGATTCACCACCTTTCCTATGAGATTAAGAAAATTATACAGTAAAAAGTTACAGAACATAACAAATTATAAAGTGAAAAGAGGAGAACCAATGAATAAAACTATTGAAGCGGCATTAAAAAATCAAAAAGAAGCATACAGCAATAATGTAGAGAAAGCCTTTGATGTAGTTGAACAAAAGATTATAACATCCTCAAAAGAAGGCGCGTCATCTACATTGATTGCGTTTGATGATCTTTTAAGCGTGGATGTAAGTCTTAAATATATTATTACGCACAACTCAAATAGATTTATCGACGATCTTGCTGAACATTTAGAAATTGATAAAGAGTTAATTAAGAGAGTGCACTCACCTAAGTCACCTAACGATAATCTCATTACTGGTATTTATATTAACTGGGGTGAAACAAATGCTGAATAGAGTAGTCCTAGTAGGACGTTTAACAAAGGATCCTGAATACCGAGTAACGCCATCAGGTGTTGCAATAGCATCATTCACATTAGCTGTTAATCGTACATTCACTAATGCACAAGGCGAGCGACAAGCAGACTTTATAAACTGCATTGTATTTCGTAAGCAAGCAGACAATGTTAACACTTACTTGCATAAAGGAAGTTTAGCTGGAGTCGATGGAAGATTACAATCACGTAGCTATGACAATCAAGAAGGCAGACGAGTATTCGTAACTGAAGTTGTATGTGAATCAGTTCAATTCCTAGAACCGAAGAATTCAAGAAATGGTGGAGATCACTATGATGATTATCCGCAAGCACAAAAAACAAATGATTATGCAGAACGAGAGAAAAAGGCACAGGAGACAATGCCAGGTAATAATCCCTTTGCTAATGCCGATGGGCCAATAGATATTAGCGATGACGATTTACCGTTTTAAAGAGGTGATTTAAATGTCTAGAGTATATCAAATCGTTTACGACAGACAATATTTTAAATATTTAGAAGTAGCAAAGGCAAACGGAATTAGTGAAATAAAGTATAGGCAGAGATTAAGAAGTGGGCATACACATGAAAATGCAGCAAGTCAATGGGATGGTACAGTACCGCAAAAGAGAGGCAGTAAAGAAACTGATATCAGAAATTACTTTAGATATAACATGCCAATGAAAAGAGAGTATCTCGAATATTTAAATCAAAATCAAGAATTCTATCAAGATGTGGTCGAAGTATTTGGATATACAGATCAGATTAAAGGCATCTTAAATAAAACATATATTTCAGCAGGATATTGAGGTGTGAACAATGAATAAAATAATCAGCAGAGTATCAACAAGCAACAAAAGTTTAGAAATTGGAGCAAACAACGTTGCAGTTATTGAGTTTAGACAAAGTGAAAAGGGCGGAACTATGGGACCTTTCGATATATATAACGCTTATGATAGCAAAGGAAAATTACTAGCAGTTGAAGGCTTCTTCCTAAAAGACGGATTGCACATTGAATACAAGAACGTAAGGCCTGAAAGACAACCTACATTATTCGATTATATGTGAAGGAGATAAGCTATGGATAGATATGCGAAAGCTATAATCAGTCAATTCACTGGATTGATTGATAGCAAAGTAGTGACAGAGGATGAAGTAACAAAAGAGTTACGTTGCGTGATTAGAGACAAAAGCGGTAGAGAAAGCAGAAAGTATTTTAGGGGGCATACCTGGAACGCAGTAGCTTATGAGATTAATGGATTTATGAATACGAAGGAATTTAAAGAGGTCTATGTCTGGCCGCTACAACCAATCTATAACTAAGGTGGGGAAAACATGATTTACAAAATAACTTTCGAAATAATGCAAGGAGCAGTCTTCTTTCATCCGTTCTGTGTTGTTGAGGCACAGGATATAGAACATGCTAAAGATAGAGCTATGCAAGTGATAAATAGCCATCCTAACAACGTAAAAATTAAAAAAGAAATAGTGGACGTTCAAGAAGTGAGTAAAGAAGAATATCCAAGCTATATAAGAATAGATGAAGTAATGCCATGGCAACCTGAAAAAAGAAATAAAGGAGAATGAACAATGACAAACGAATTAATTAAATATGCAGAACTGATTAGAGAGTGGTCTACAGAACGAGGACTACATGATAAAGATCCACGTAAGCAGATATTGAAGCTTGGTGAAGAAGCGGGAGAATTATTTGCTGGTATCGCTAAAAAGAAGATTGATTTAGTGAAGGATGCAGTTGGTGATGTGTTTGTTGTAATCATCATCTACTGTCAGCAAAAAGGAATAAAAATTGATGAAGTACTAGAAGCATTTAATGTTACTCAAAGAAGTTATGAAGAAAATGACAACGATTCAACGCTATACAGTCTAAAGCTAATGCAGAAAATTGGAATGTTAGCAGCTGACACTATATACAGCGATAACAACAATGATATTCGTCTACAAGTGACATGGGTGCTGGAAGACTTGCTTACAGTATGTCAGGTTAAAAACTTAGATTTTATCGAGTGCATAGAAATGGCATATAACGAAATCAAAGACAGAAAGGGCGAGATGAAAGATGGAACATTCGTTAAAGCATCAGATCTCGAAAACAACGATTAAGTCTAAGAAGTATTTGAAACAGTTTCAGAGGACAGTTAAGCAATCAGTAAAATTAATTGAAAGTAGAAATAAGGATGAACAAGAACAACGATAAAGAAAAGAAGGACATATTAGAACGAGTAAGAGAACTACTGAATAAATGATTTGAAGCGGTTAGCCGCTTCTTATCTTTATTTACATACAAGAGGTGTTAAATGGTAGCGCATTATAACAAGCAAGGTTTCAGAGGGCGATGGTTAGAAGATAGGATCGTTCAGACTAATAACATGTATCGACATAGAAATATAGCATTAGTGACTAAAGTTCCTACACCAACAGCAGTAACGCGAAAAGGTGGCCAACTTGTAGGTGCTAAATATACAGAGAAATCCATCGTTGATTTTGTCGGTATATATCATACAGGGCAGTTTATCGCTTTTGATACAAAGGAATGTCAGCAGACGAGCTTTCCTTTCAAGAACGTTAAGAAGCACCAGGAAGACTATTTGAACGATGTGAAGCGGTTGAATGGCATAGCATTCATTCTCATATTCTTTCGTAACTTTAATGAACTGTATCTGATTCATATAGATGAGTATATGAAGTTGAAAGAATCGCTAGGACGTAAGAGTATTCCTTATCAGTGGTTTAGAGATAACAAAGAAATTATTAAGACACAGAATGGTTATTATTTTGATTACTTGAATGCGAAAGGCACAAACATATAGGAGTGATCATATGTTTAAGAAAGGTAAGTATATAAAATGCAAATCTACAGGTAATTTATATGTAATCACAGGATGCAGTAAATCTCACGTTTATTTTAAAGGTTGGGGTATTTCAGGTGGAATACCTAAGACTGCATTTAGTGATGATTTTACATTGATTTAGGAGGAGAGAGTATGACACCGAAGTATAGAATGTGGCTTAAATGTGCTGAATTAATGCAACGAGTACACGCAATTAATTTTTACCAAGAAACTGCAGAATGGATATTTCATGATTTGGTAAATCAGAAGGAAGTAATCGAAGAAGAACTATTTGAGAACATCATCCTTATGCAATCAACAGGCTTACATGATAAGAATGGTAAGGAGATTTTTGAGGGGGATGTAGTGAAGTATTGGGAAAATATTGGATACATTGAATTTTATCAAGGAAGTTGGGTCATTAATTGGAACGATGGTAGCTTGTTTGATTTATATGACAATGAAAACAATTTAGAAATCATCGGCAACATTCACGAGCATCCAGAGTTGTTGAACTAACCTAAGCAATAACCTAGAGTACCCTAAGTTAAAAATCATAAGGAGGAAATGAGAGATGGAGAGCAAATCATTTTTTGAACAATTTGATGAAAATATTTCTAACTTCCTTGAAGAGGTGGGAAAAGTGACAGGATTTTTTAAATTTAGAGAATGGTTAACAGATTTGATTAATCGAAAAGGAGAATGAAGAATGATTAAAGTTGGGGATAAAGTGACATTCGATGGCGATGATTATGTTATTCATAACATGGAAGAATCAGGAGTAACGTTATATAAAGATGGTAACCCTTTGAGACCGAATTTTATGGGGAACGTTGTATTTTATAGCGAACTTGCTAGAGAACAAAAACAACGTGCTGATGAACTTGAGAAAAGCCTAAACTTAAGTATTCTTGCTTCTAATAACGATGCGTTGGTTACAGAGCTACAAATGGCTTTATCTGAATCGAACGAACGTGCTGATGAACTTGAAAAGCGATGGAAAAAATTAAAGGAACATTTCGTCAAAGAAAAAGAAAAATCTTTCGGCATATTAAGTTGGTCAAGAAATAATGCGGTGTTAGAACTTATAGAGAGATTACAGGAGGACGACAATGACTGATAACGTAAACTCGCCAAAGCATTATACGAGTGGAGCAATCGAAGTAATCGACTATGTGGAGCAGGTAACGAGTAGTTATCCTACCGAAACAGCATTCAGCATTGGGAACGTGATTAAATACGTAAGCAGAAGCCCTCATAAAAACGGAGTTGAGGACTTGAAGAAGGCAAGATGGTATTTAGATCGAGCGATTAAGAAGATGGAGGGGTAAGGGTATGCCAGTAAGATATATCAAGTCACTTAAAAAATACAAAGTAGTTGGTCCGAACGAGATAGAGAAGAGTAAAAAGAATACTAACTTAGCAGATGAATTTGATTTTGTAATGAGAGCATATAGCGATGGCACTATCGATGATGGCATGTTGATTGAAGAAGTAAAGTCTATTCACAAACATTTTTCAAAACAGGAGGACTAACCTATGCAATATAAATTCAGCGTATGGCAAGTAGTAACAGATGACGTATTCGCAACATTCGAGACGAGAGAACTCGCAATGAGAAAAGCAGCAGAGATTAATGAGTATGGTAAGCGACTAGCTTATGTTAAGGAGATTAAGGTTTATGGAGGGGAAAGAGATGATACCGAAGTTTAGAATTTTTGATAAAAAGAAAAAGCGTTTTTTAGGAGATTTCACAATGGAAATTGATAAATTTGGTATTCATGTACTAGATGAATTTAACTATGTGGTTGATGAAGATGATAGAGTACTCATGCAATCAACAGGACTTACTGATGTAAATGGTAAGGAGATTTTTGAAGGGGATATAGTTAAAGTGTCGCAAGACGATGATTACTTTATTAGTTTTGTAAAAAATATGATTGAATTTGATTGCCCCGGATTCGATGTTCCATTTCCAGATGATTGGAATTACGAATGCAATGTATTGAGTCATTTAATGAATACAGACCAGACGATTGAAGTCATCGGCAACATTCACGAGCATTCTGGACTACTAAAGGAGAATGGCGAATGACTTGCACAAATGACCCGTCGAAAGATTTAGAACAAGTGTTGAGAATGTATGAACATACGAAAAATGAGCGAGATATATTGCAAAATATCGTATCTGAAACGATACATTATTTAGTTAAGCAGGTTGTATTGTATGAAAGTGAAGGTTGCGACAGAGAAGTTAAGGTTTTGAATGATGTTATCAATAATATGAAAGATATCGAAAAGGAGAATAAGATATGAAAATTGATATTCCAGGAAAACTAAAGTTAGATATGCCTATTACGAACGAGGATAAAGCGATTAAAGTATTAGATACTGTACTTAATTATATGAGTGGGAACATAAAAAGTACGAATATAAGCACAGCAAAGTCAGAAGATACGGTCATGGAGAACATCTTTAATCTTAATGGACCAAATATTAAGGGAATACCTGCTAACGAAATTATCTCCAAAACAGAAAAGAAAGTAAAAGAGAAGCCTTCAGTATCTAAGGTAGTAGAACTTGAAAGAGAAGATAAGGATTATGTACATAAAGAGAGTGATGGATTCACTATTGGAGACAAGATAAACCTTAAAGAAGCATTATTACAAGAACCAGAGTTCTGGAAGACAGGCATCAAGGAAAAGAATGGTGTTAATCATTATAGATGCAGATATTTGTGCCCTAGCTGTGGAACATTAAGTAATCACTATATCACACCAGAAGTAACACAAGTCAATTGCCATCAATGTGACCAACAAATGGATGTCATACCTATGAAACAAGTGAATGGAAAAGAAAAGGATAGTAATTCAAATTACTATATTGCAGGTCATTACCAGGTAAGAGAATAGGAGAATATGAATGAAGAGCAGAAGACATAGAGCAATCTACTGGGCTTATACAGGTAAAAAGAAAAAGCATAAAGTAACACGAACTTATAATGAATTAGAAGCTAGGTTTAATATTATTAAAGCCATAAGCTTCATGGCTAACAAAGCATTTAATAAAATTGGTGAAGCAGTTAGTAAATTTAGAGTAGCCTTTAGGGATAACAAACACTTGAAGCGGTCATAAAAAAAGAGCCTTCATGGCTCTGAGGTAATATACTCGACACCTATATTATATCAGAATCATGGAGGTTACTAAATGACTTTATTATTAGAGATTAAGAACCTGGATTTTATTCAAACAAGAAAGAATGTATATAACCTTTTTAACAAGTACAATAGATTACTTTGCCTAATGCCAGTAAGAAGTTATCCATCTGTTACTCAGTCATTTAGTTTAGAACCACCAACCACAGTTAAGGATCTGAATAAGATTGAGTTAAGTGTATCCAAGAACATTGAGCGTGAGCAAATGATGTTAGAAAGACAGCAATTAATGGATAATCTTCACAATGCTATTGATAATCTAAAGCCTGATGAAAAGTATATTATCGTTAATAAGTATCTACAGGAAGAGCGAGGTATAGATGTTGATATTTATACAGAATTAGGTATAGGGAAGACTAAGTACTATGAGATTAAGAATGATGCTATTATACGACTTGCTTTTTATTTAGGGATAGAAGAGTATAATGACTAATTTTGAATTTATATACTGAAAGGGAGATAACTATGAGGAAATATTATTATGCATTAGCATCATTTGACGAAGACATAAAAATATATTGGGTAAAGTCGTTTAGTAAACGATATGCTAAGTTTAAACTTATCAAATATATCAGAAGGAAACATAGACCTACAGGATATGAACCACCTTTGAAATTTATCATGTATAGATATTGTAAAGAAGAAAAACCAATATTAATTTATAAAGAAATGAGCTTATGGTGATGAATAGATCTGATATTAATCAGGTCTATTTTTTTATATTTAAAAACCTTTAGTTACATAAAGAGTTATGTATATATAAGATATGTATAACTAATTTTCAGAAAACTAATGGAAGTATTGATATATAAAGGGTTATAATATGTTTGTGAGTTATACACAATATTATATATGAATAACTCAACTAAATTTATTAGGAGTGGTTAAAATGGGATTATTTGATGATGCAAATAGAAAATATGATTTAAGAAAAGAAAAAGAAAAAGAAAATCAAGAGAGAGAGGCTTTAAGAACTGCAAAATTAATCCAGGCAGAAAGACAATTAATAAATAAATTTAGTAGTTATCTACCAAAAATGAGTAGTGAATTATATCAAAAGAAATTCGATACAACTATAAATCAAACGGATCTACATCCTTGGATTATTGTAAAAGACTATCCAATCAGTAAATGGGTCAAACTTATGTACAAACAATCGGATTCTAATGAGAAGAATGGAATTGTAACAGCTAGTATTAGTTCTTCTAAATCTGATGAAGTTGTATGTATTGAATATATCGTAGATGAAAAAGAAAGAGTAAGAATGAGTGATGGAACGGATTTCATACTTGAAGATGAGGTTGTAAAACATTATGAAGCCATTCTTGATAAATTGTAAGAATTTATTTAATGTTGAAAGGAAACTAAGATGTTAAATTTTTTCGAGAATAGTATTCCATGGCTGATAGCTATATTGAGTTTGATTGTTACTATTAATGACAGCAGAAAAAAGTATGAAAATTATTTTTTTATTGATATTTATAAGTATAAAACTTATTCAGAAATTGGACACATCTATCATAACTCACCATTACTAGGGTGGAACTCTTTAGAAAATTGGGAGAGATATTCTGAATCAAAGGGCGAAGTGCCTATTTGGATGAGACCAAATATACCATTATTATATGATGATAATGATCTGCCATTAATATATATTAGAAATATAGGGGAGTCCATTGCAACAAACGTATCTATAACTGTAAGATTCGATTCAATAGTAAATTTAAATATTGATGAAGAAAGAGATATGATAAAGAAATCAGATGATATGACTCTTTTCAAGTATAGATCTTCTGATAGATCAGTTTCCTTTGAGATACCCAATTCATCTAGACAGTTATATTATTACGAAAGTATTCCAAAAGATTTCATGATACCAATAGATATACCTGAACAATTTATTATTCAATTAAACTTATATAAAATTGGAGTGATTTCAAGACCGCCAATATTAAATATAGAGATAAAAAGTAATAATATTTATGGAAGAAATAAAATCACTAACTTAAAACTTATAGTAGGCTATATAAGAAGATATACTGAATGGATAAATGGAAAACATTATGACATTATGGAGTTTGAATTGATGACAGATTTTAAGGTAAAAAGTAATTGATAAGTTGTTTAACACGAACTTTTCACGAACTTTTTCCGAACAAATAACGAACACTTTTATAATTAAAACGTAGTAATATTATATTGTAGATAAATATATCAAGGGCACGAGCGATATGCTTGTGTCCTTTTTGTTTGGTGGTGAAGCAATGGTTAGTAAGTCTGATAGTGTATGTGCTTATCCTGGATGCAGTAGGACTACGAGTGGTAGATACTGTGAGGTACATAGTGATACAACTAAGCAGAAGTATAAGGACTATGACCGTGAACGTAGTGATCAGCAAGAGGTAAGCTTCTATAACTCTAAACCATGGAAGGATGTCAGGGCGGCTGTACTTCAACGTGACTTCTATTTGTGTCAGCAATGTAAGCGTCAGGGCATTACAACCTTTGGCAACATAGTGCATCACATAGTAGAACTTAAGGATGACTGGTCACTGAGACTAGACATGAACAACCTAGAGACTGTGTGCAGTGCATGTCACAACCAAGAGCATACCAAGACAAAGAAGGGCCTTAATACAAGTACTAAGAATCTTGTAATAGTCGTTGTTGGATTGCCTGGAAGTGGTAAGAGTACCTTTGTTTATAATAACTGTGATAAAGAAAGAGACATAGTTATAGATATGGATGAATTAATATCAACAATGACATTTAAACCAATTCACGATAGAACTCTAAATGCATACGATTCAACCGAAATGGTAAACGATATGATTAAAACTGTTATAGACAATCTAACATTAGAAAAATACAAGTTTAAAAGGGTCTGGTTGATTAGATCAACACTAAGCACATCAGAATCGAATAAGCTTAAGCGCATCAACTGTAAATTTGTACACATTATCAGACAAAGAAGTTTGTGTGAACATACAGTAGAAGTTGCAGGCAGAACGATTCAAAGCAATGTATTTACTCAGATTGAAGACAACATAACCAAAATGAAACAGATTTTAAAAGTGGAAGAGTATGAAGCTTATGAAAAAATAAAATTTTAATTCACACCCCCCACCTTAAATCTCTAAGAAAAACCGTCAAAACAACGGCGCCCCAGTCAAACGCACACAAAATTCGCTCAAAAAAATCTCAGTATAGCAAAAAAGGGAGGTGCATTACATGGGAAATCAAGCACAACCAATCGATTTACAATTAATACATGGCAATAAGAATCGAAGAACTAAAGCAGAAATAGAAAAGCGTAAAAAAGCTGAAGAAGCATTGAAAGCTGCAAAGGACAAACTGAAGCCACCAACCTGGTTGGATAAGTTGGCCAAGAAAGAATTTAAGTATATTGTAGACCAGATGTCAGAACTCGACGTATTAAATAATCTTGATGTTCATGCTTTGGCAATGTACTGTGATGCATACTCTAACTATGTTGAGATTACAAAGCTAATTAATGAAACAGGTTTAGCTAGACGTGTCGTTGTTGATTATACAGAGGACAATGAGCCTATTTATGAATTGGTGATGGATAAAGAAGCGATACTAAGGAAAAAGCAATTCTATGATCAGGTAAGACAGTTAGGTATTCAGTTTGGTTTTACACCATCTGCAAGAGCAAAAATGGCACTTGCGCAAGCAAAGGCAGAAATTGAAAAAGAAGATGATGATTTTGAGGATGTGTAATGATGGAATTAAAAAACTATCTTATTAAATACTCAAATGATGTATTAAGCGGAGATATAATCGCTTGTGAAAAACACAAGTGGGCATGTCTTCGCTTTTTAAGTGACCTAGAAAGAGAAAAGCTTAAACAGTTTCCATATGTATTTAACGAAGAAAAGGCATTGAGATTTTTAAAGTGGATGACAAAGTTCAAGCACACTAAAGGCCCATTACGTGGGACACCAATCGTACCTAATCCAATTCAAATATTCATATTTTCAAATATATATGGTTGGGTACATTATCAGACCGGTTATAGGCGATTTTCTTTAGCATACTGGCAAGTTGCCCGTAAAAATGCAAAATCACAATCATTATCATGTGTAGGATCATATGAAGCTAGTGCACTTGGTGAAGGTATGTCGGAAGTATATATCGGTGCTACTAAAAAAGAGCAAGCAAACATTATTTATAATGAGCTATCTGCTCAAATAAAGCAATCTGAATTCAAAGATAAGTTTGAAGCTAAATATGGCCGTATCGTTCATTTAAAATCAGACTCAACAATAAAATCATTATCAAAAGAGGATAATAAAAAAGGTGATGGATTTAACCCGCAATGTGGATTGATAGATGAGTATCATCTTCACGATACGACAGAAGTATATGACGTAATCCTAACTGGTATGGGAGCTCGTTCTCAACCTTTAATGTTTATCATTACAACTGCTGGTAATGATTTGAATAAACCATGTTATACAGTTGAATATGATTATGTCTCAAAAATATTAAATCCTAATATCCCTATAGAAAATGACAACTACTTTGTGATGATAAACGAGTTAGATAAAGATGACGATATACGTGATGAAAAGAATTGGCCAAAAGCGAATCCGATTGCAGCATCTCACGAAGAAGGTATGAACTACTTAAGAAAAATGTTGAAGCGGGCATTAGATGTACCTTCATACATGAAGACATATCTAACAAAGAATATGAATATATGGGTAGATGCAAAAGATAACGGATATATGAAGATGGATAAGTGGAACGCTTGTGGCCAGGAAGTACCGAATAATTTAGAAGGAAGAGAATGTTATGTTGGAGTCGATTTATCAAAGAAAATTGACTTAACTTCTGTGAGTTTTGTATTTCCTAATCCAGACGGTACATATGACGTTAGATCACATTCATTTTTACCGGAAGAAGCTTTAAAAGAAAGAGAAAATACTGATAAAGTACCGTATTCAATGTGGGTTGAAGATGGATATCTTACGGCTACACCAGGAAACGTAGTTGATTATAACTATATAGAACACTATGTAGATATAATTGCAAAGGAAAACGGATGGAAAGTAGTTGAAATTGACTTTGACCCATACAATGCAACGCACTTCTCCTCTAATATGCAATATAAAGGCTATAAGACGGTTGAAATATCTCAGACTATGAAAGTGTTAAGTGAGCCGACTTCGTTCTTTAGGGAGTGCGTTTTTGAGGGGAAAGTAAGGCATGATAATAATCCAGTATTGACTTGGGCTGTATCTAACGCGATTGAAAAATCAGATGCACAGGGTAATATAATGCTAGACAAACAGAAGTCAAAAGATAGAATTGACCCTATTGCTTCAACAATATTTGCATTTGTCAGAGCGATGGTTGATGAAGGGCCTTCAATTAATGATCATATCGCTAGTCAGGAATTCACATTTTAGGTGGTGGCCAAATGTTAGAAAAATTATTAAGAATTATATTGCTATTTTTAGATGACATGCTGCTAATTGCAGGCATGTCATTAATTGTTACTGCAGCATTTATTATTGGTGTTGTATATGGATTAGTTATAACTGGAGTAATGCTGATTGCTCTAGCTTATTTGATAGGTAGAAAGAGGTGAGTAAATGTTATTTAGCAGTAAAAAATCATTAAATGTAAATAATGAAATATATACTGGCAGTCAAAATTGGTTCAACACAATGTTTAATTCTGATATATCTTCAAAGATTACTGAAGATACAGCAATTAAAACAAGTGAAGTTTATACATGTATTAAAGTTCTTGCTGATGATATTGCAAAATATCCGATATCAGTTAAGCAAAAAACGAATAATAAGTTAACAACAGAACATACGCATCCAGTTCATATTTGCTTGAATAAGCAACCGAATAAGAATATGACACCATTTGTATGGAAGCGTCTTATGATTTTTCACATGATGTTATATGGTAACGCATATAACGTAATTATGAGAAATAATAAAGGTGAAGTAACTGAGATATTACCGTTAAGCCCATTAACGACTTCAAAGCAATATGATAGGGATAATGCAAAATACGTTTATTTTACAACGTTAAATGGTAAGCATTACAAAATCGATACTGACGATGTACTACATTTTCTAGAACTTAGCTTTGATGGCCATGTAGGTCTGTCGCCTATTGAAGTTATAAGAGAAAACTTAGCAACAAATATTGGTGGCAATAAGCACCAGGCAAAATTTTATCAAAAGAGTGCGATTCCAAGAGGTATCTTAAAAACTACCGAAATTGTTAGCCCTGAAAACAAAAAGAAATTACGTGAAGCCTGGTACGAAGTAAACAATGAAGAAGATGTTGCAATTATGGACGCTGGACTTGATTTCAGTACAATAACTATTCCTCAGAAGGATGCACAATTCATTGAGTCAATGAAATTTAACAAGCTGCAGATTGCTGGTATCTATAAAGTGCCACCGCATAAAATTGGTGAGCTTGATCGTGCGACGTTCTCTAATATTGAACAGCAGTCATTACAATATGTCATAAATACGATTCTTCCTATAGTTACAAACTTCGAGCAAGAATGTAATGTTAAATTGCTGAATATCGTTGATGAAACAGAAAATCGTTACTGTAAGTTCAATCTTGAAGCGGAACTACGTGGAGACAGTGAGTCAAGAGCGAAGATGTATGAAACAATGCAGCGCATTGGAGCCTATAATATAAATGACATATTAGATCTTGAAGATATGCCTTTACTTGAAGATGAATTAGGTGACATGCATTTTGGTAACTTGAACTTAGTTCCACTAGATATTATGCGAGAGTACCAGTTATCTAAAGCTAAAGGCAGCAAATCTGATAGTAAAGGAGGTGATAATCAAAATGCCGACTAAATTCTATTCAATGAAAGTATTGAACGAAAGTACAGCAGAAATTGATATTTATGGTGCGATTGAGTCTGAAGGATGGTTTAGTGAAAGTTCAGCAAAAAGGTTCAACAACGAATTAAAGGAACTTGGAGACGTAAATACGATTTACTTAAACATTAACAGTCCAGGTGGTGACGTATTTGAGGGACAAGCGATTTATTCAATGCTTAAAAGACATAAAGCTCATATTGTTTCTCGTATTGATGGATGCGCTGCCTCCATAGCAAGCGTAATCGCAATGGCTGGTGATACTGTTTCGATGCCAAACAACGCCATGTTAATGATTCATGATCCTTGGACGTTTGCGATTGGGAACAGTCGTGAAATGCGAAAAGTTGCAGATGACTTAGATAAAATTAATGAATCTATCGTGAATACTTATCTAAACAAGACAGATGGTAAAACGACTGAAAGTAATATCAGAACGATGATGCAAGAAGAAACATGGTTAAGTGCGGATGATGCACTTAAATATGGATTTATCGATGAAATTACAGAAGAAGTTAAAGTTGCTGCATCTATTGATAAATCATTTGCAGAACGTTATAAGAATGTCCCTAAAAACCTAATGAGAAATGATGAATTAGAATCTGAAAAAGCTAAGGCATACGCTCAAATTATTGAGTTAGCCAAACGATAGCTACGAGGTGATCTAAATATCTCGACGCAAGTTACGTCGTTAAATAATTACTCAATGGCATGTCATTTTTGACGATGCTTATTTTTTATGCAACTTACATCAAAAAACAATATAAATTGGAGGAAAAGAGATGAAATTAAAAGATTTACAAGCATTACGTGCTAAAGCTTTAGATGAAGCAACTGAAGCAGTAGACAGTGGAGATATGGAAACTTATAAAGCGAAGTATGAAGAAGCAGAGAGTTATTTAACGCAAATTAATGCTTTAAACGATTTAGAACAAGCTAAAAATATTAATACAGTAGTGGATTTCAATGTTATGCCAGGTTCTGAATCAAAAAAAGAAGTACAAAATGAACTTAAAGCATTTGCGAACTATATGCGATCTGGAGAAGTTTCTGCAGCAATGGTAGAAAAGACTGATGAAGATGGTGGTTACATCGTACCTGAAGACATCAGCATGAAGATTAATGAATATAAACGTAACTTTGAGTCTTTAGAAAACTTGGTTAATGTAGAACCGGTAAGACGTCCTAAAGGTTCACGTTTATATGAGAAGTTAGGAGATATGACTCCATTTGTTGCTGTTGAAGAAATGGGAGAGATTCCTGAAATTGATGGACCTAAATTTGAACGTATCGTATATGACATCAAAAACTACGCTGGTATCTTACCAATGTCAAACGACTTAATCCAAGATAGCGATGAAAATGTTATTGATTATGCTGCTCGTTGGGGTGCACGTAAATCTGTAGTGACTCGTAACTCACTTATCTTAAATGTTATTAAGACATTAAGTGCAGTAACACTTAAAACAACAGATGATATTAAGAAAGCAATGAATGTAACGTTGGATCCTTTATTCTTAACAACTTCTATCATCATTACAAATCAAGATGGTTTTAATTATTTAGATACATTGAAAGATAAAGATGGAAAGTACTTAATGCAACCATTTGTGACTGATCCAAGTAAACGTCAAATCTTCGGTAAAGAAGTTAAAGTTATCGGTAATAAATTCTTGCCATCAGAAGGTGCTGTAGCGCCGTTAATTATCGGCGATTTAAAAGAAGCAGTAACGTTATTTGACCGTCAGCAACAGTCAATTTTAACTACTAATATTGGTGGTAAAGCATTTACTCGCAACTCTACTGATATGCGATTTATCGAACGTGAAGATGTTAAATTAGTTGATAAAGCAGCGGTTGTATACGGTAAACTTGATACTACTGTAATTGAAACTGTTTAGGAGTGAATAATTATGGAAGTGACATTGCTGGGAGAAGTTAAAGAGTTTTGCAAAATTGACGGAGATGAAGAGGATGTCACTCTCAATTCATTGATTGAAGCAGCTAAACTCTTCATCTTGTCAAAAACAAATTATCGTTTCGGATTTTTTAAAGATGCTAATGAACAAACTATGGAAAATCCACAAGCTATACTTGCTTTAAAAATGTTAGTGATGCACTGGTATGAGAATAGGGAGCCTACAGGACAAGCAGAATTAATTACTTATTCGCTCAATGCTTTAATCATACATTTATCTATTGAATATGGAGGGTTTAAGTATGAAAACATCTAAAAAGATAAATGAAAAAGTAGGTAGATTAGATAAAAGAATTACTATCATCACTACTAACGATGTATCAGAAGATGGATGGAATAATAGTGAAGAAACTGTATTTCATAAGTGCTGGGCGCAATTAGTTGATATTCGAACGAGAGATTATAATTCTGCAGTTCAAGTTGGTACCGAAAATCAAATCTATTTCAGGATTAGATTTAAAGAAGGTATCACAACTGATATGAGTATTCGTTACAAAGATAAAAATTACTCAATCGTTGATATATTAGATAAGGATGAACGATTACCATATATGTATATCGTTGCAAAGCGTACAACGTTATGAGCTTAAAGACATCTGGCTTTGATAATGCTAATTTGAATAAGTTGCTAATGAATATCAATGGTGCACGTAACAAAGTGGTTCAAGCAGGCGCAGAAGTACAGTTTAAAGCTATTAAGAAAGATATCTTTGTTGATACAGGTAAAGCAAGAGATAGGCTTATAATAGGTAAACCACATCAAAGAAATGGTGAAACGATAATTAAAATTGGTTGGCCAGAAGGTAGTAAGGTTGAATATAGGGCTCATTTTGTCGAATGGGGCACAGTTCATCAGAAACCACAAATGAAAATAACGAATGCAGTAAAAAATTCAATGGAAACTAAAAAGAGAGCAATGAATGCTGTTATGAGAAGGGAGTATGGTTTGAATGGATGATCCATATAAATTTATTCGGGATATAATCGTTTCTAATAGCGAAATCATAAAAATGATTCCGTCAGCAAATGTAAGAAATGTAGATATTCCTGAAACTTTGAAAAGTTCTCCGCCATACATCAGAATAACGCTTTTAGATGCTCCCGATTTATCTTTCGGAGATGGTGAAATTAGAGCAGCAGGATATTATTTTCAAGTTGATATATGGCAAAAAACAGGTTTATTAACTTTAGGTAATAATGTTAAGAAAGTGCTTAAGCAAAATGACTTTAGTTGTGTTGACTTTTTAGAAGCACACACAGAAAAGGTATCAGATAACGTCACGCTCTATAGAGATGCGAGACGTTATTTTTATGCATACGAATTAAAAGAAGAAGAAATTTATTAAAAAATAGGAGGATTTATATATGCCATTAGTAAAAATTACAGAAACATTAGGTTCAACAGTAAACATTAGCGGTTTTCACTTTGCAGAATTGACGACAGATGAAGCAGGTAAGGCGCCAGTGTATGGTGAAATTAACCATATTCGCGGGGCACAAGATATCAAAGTAAATCCAAGTGAAGATATGATTGAGAACTGGGGAGATGGAGAAGTACAAGAATCTGCAGTATCTCAAGGTAAGACAAAAGTAGATTTACAAGCTTTTGCGATTCCATTAGAAACAAGAGCGTTTCTTGCTGGTTTAGAAGTTGATGAAAATGGTTTAGTTACGAAACACGGCGGCGTATTGAATCCGCCAAATGTTGGAGCAATCTTTTACAAAGAACGTAAAAACAAAGACATTGAGTGTGTTGCTTTATTGAGAGGTGTATTCCAGGTTGAAGGAGATCAAGCAAAGACTGCAGATGACAAGATTGAATTTGGAAATCAATCAATTACTGGAGAATTCTCTGGAAGAATTTCAGATGGTATTGTTGAATACCGTAAGTATATCAAAAAAGATGATTATACTTCTTTAGATGAATTTTTTACAAAAGTGTTTGGTAAAACTGCACCAGTGACAGCAACGCCTAAGGGTTGGAAAGCGCGTACTATCTAATAAATAGGAGGAATATTTTATGACGACTAAGAAAAATGAATCAGAAACTACAACATCTAAAGATGAAAAGAAAGAAGAGTATGTTGTAGTTATTCCTTTTTATGATGCTGAAGATAAAGGAAAGGAATATTTAATTAATGATCCATACCCGAAGCCAGCAAGTAAGAAGGTAACTCAAAAACGCATTGAACAGTTATTGAAACATGAAAATGGTAAATCATATATTCGTAAGAAGTAAATCATCAGGGGACTTGTTCCCCTTTTATTTTGACCAAAATAAAAGGAAAAGAGGAAATTAACATGACAGAAGAATTAAATTTAGAACAAGAAGTAGAAAAGGACTTTTTAAAGGAGATTACATTAGTTAATTCAGCAGGTGCTGAGCGTACAATTACAGCTCCTAAAGTTATTCCAGGGCGTGTATACCGCAAAGCAATTTCTTTAGGATATAAAGAGCGTAAGTTAACTTATAAGAATGATGGTAAAGGTAAATACGAATTAGATGAAGAAGGAAACTTTATTCCGGAACGATTCACTGAAGAAAAAGAACTTGAAATACTTGGAATTTATGAAGAGTTTATAGTTGAATATTTTAATAATCAATTCACTGTAGAAGAGTTACAAGATGGATTAGACGCACGTATTTATCAAGAAACATTATTACATGCATATCATAGTGCGTTGGGAAACCGTACCGTACCAGTTCAGAAGAACTAAGCGATGATGATATTGAAGATGTAGAACTTGATGACGTTGTGAGAATGTTTGATAAAAATATTGCAGTCATTGCTAAATATTTTAATACTTCTCCATTAGAAATAATGAATGGTGATTATCATTACTACATGTATCAATATAATCTAGCGATAGAAGATGAAGTTAATGCTTCATCTTCAAATAATAAAAAAGTCGAAAGCCTATTCGATGCATTCTAGTGAGTGTATTGAATAGGTTTATTTTTTTGAGAAAGGAGGATATATATGAGTGTAATCGGAGAGCCTATTGGCAAATCGGTTGTTGAAGTTGGTCTTAATGATAGTAAGTTAGTCAGTGGATTAACGAATTTAAATGCAAAAATGAAACTCGCTGATAATACCTGGAAAGAGTCACTTTCAACATTCAAACAATCAGATAGATCCATTGAAAAATTATCTGTAAGTGTTAAAGGTATGACCGATAAATTGAAAGTGCAGTCCCAAATCGTTGAAGCACATAAACAGAAAGTTGCTAAATTAACGAGTGAGTATGGCGAAACGCATACCAAAGTAATTAAAGCTAATGCGGAATTAAAGAAACAAGAGGCTACTTTCGGTAATTTAAAACGTTCAGTCGGTGAAGTTACCCAAGAATTAAAAGACTTAAAAAAAGCTGAACAATTGAGTAAATCCCCGTGGGCGCAACGTCAAAAAGAGTTACAAGCTTATAGCGATAAAATGACTGCAATAGCCGATAAAGCTATGGGTATAGGCCAAAACATGTCATTGGCAGTTTCAGCACCAATTGTAGGAATGGGAGCAGCATCTATTAAAGTTGCTGGTGAGTATAGTGCTGCTGAATCACAATTTAAAACTGTATTTGGCAACATGGAAAAAGAAGCGAAGTCAAGTTTAGATGCTATTTCTAAAGAAACTGGGTTATTACCTAACAGTTTGCGCGGTACATATACTCAAATGGCGGCATTTGCTAAGACGACAGGTGCATCTACTAAAGACGCATTGGATTTAACATCAAGAGCAACATTAGCAGCCGCAGATAGTGCAGCCTTTTACGACAAGAGTATTGGTGAAGTATCAGAAAACTTACAGTCATTCTTAAAAGGGAACTATGAAAATGATGCAGCATTAGGTATTTCGGCAACAGAAACAACAAGAAATGCAAAAGCTAATGAATTATACGGAAAATCATTTATTGAATTAAGTGAACAACAAAAACAATTAACCCTACTTAAAATGGTTGAAGATGGTAACAAACTTGCCGGTGCAATGGGTCAAGCAGCTAGAGAGCAAGACCAATTAGGAACTCAAACCTCTAATTTGAAAACAGCGTGGGCTGACTTTCAAAATGAAGTAGGAAAACCTTTATTACCAGTTGCTATTGATACGTTGAAAAGTTTATCCGCCACTGCCAAAGATGCATCAAACTGGTTTAATGGATTATCTGACGGAAGTAAAAAAGCTGTATTAGGTATAGGTGGAATTGCAGCAGCCGCAGGACCATCTCTTATTGCATTTGGAATGATGGCTAAAGGAGCTGGAGCAGTTGCAGGTGCTTATAGTAAGTTAAGTGGACCGATAAAGTTATTTACTAAAGGCGCTGAAGGCGCTGGGAAAGCGACAGGAATATTTGCTAGATCAAGTGGTCTATTATCGCGCGGTTTAGGTTCATTAGGAGGACCAATTGGAATAGCACTTACGGCTGTTACTACTTTATATGGTGGCTTTAAATTAGCATACAAACATGTCGACTGGTTCAGAGAAGGTGTTGATAATACTGGCAAGTTACTTAAAGAAGTTGCTGGAAGTATTGATTTTGATTGGGTTGGTGACCTTGGTAATGGTATAAAAGATACTACTGGTAAACTTGCGCGTTTTGGATTTGAAATCAGTCCTATTGGCATGATCTCTAAAAACACATTTAAAGTAGTAGGAGATTCGGTAAAGAAAGCTACAGATACGGTTGATGTCTTTGGAAAAGGTGTCAGCAAGTCAACAAAGAAAGTGTTACAAGAATATACAGATCTTTCAATGAAAGCTTCTAAAAAACTTGAAGACCTTAGGATTAATCACAAGACAATCGGTGATCAACAATATAAAGAAGTTGTTTCTATTTATTCAAAAATTAACGATAATGTTACGAAAAAACTTGGTGAGCGTCACAAAAGAGAAACAGATGGACTAAGAAAACTATTAGCTGATACAAAAGGCATATCAAATCAAGAGAAACAAAGAGTTTTAACTGAAGCACAATCTGGTAATGCAGCGGAAGTTAAGACAGTTAACATGATAAATAACCAAATACTTAGTATTTACAAAAAATCACATAATGAAAAACGAAATCTTACTCAAAGTGAATCTAATAAGATTGCTGAACTTCAAAGGAAACTAGATGAAAAAGTCGTAGTTTCATTGAGTAATAGTGAGAAGGAACAAAGAATAATATTGGGTAGATTAAAAACGAACAAAAAGACTTTATCTATTCAAGCAGCATCTGAAGTAATCAAGGCATCGGCTAAAGAACGCGATGAATCCATTAAGAATGCTCGTAAAAAACGAGATAAAACGATAGATGAAGCGATATATCAAAGAGATATCACTAAAAATATATCTAAAGATATGGCGGATAAAATTATTAAGGATGCAGAAAGACAGTACTCAGGTTCAAAGAAGAATGCAGAAAAGCAACATAAAAGTGTGGTAGATGAAGCTAAAAAGCAAAATAAAGGTGTTAGAACAGAAATTGACTCTCAAACTGGACGTGTATTAACTCAGTGGGAAAAAACAAAGAAAAATGTAAGTTTATCAGCTTCGTTTTTGACATCATATGTGAATACGCAATTCAAGAAGTCTTATGAGAACACTTCGAAATGGATGTCTGAAACTAAGAATTCAATTGGTAAAAAGTGGTCAGAGATTAAGACAAATGTGTCAAAATTTGCAGAAGATACAAAAAAAGCAGCCGTAGATAAATTTGAATCTATGTACGATGGAGCAACAAAATGGGTAAGTAACATCGGTAAGTTTATTACAGATTCAAAGAAGGGTATCACTGATAAAGCGTCTAGTATGGGTAAAAGTGTTGCAAATGGAGCAATCGGTGGGCTTAATGGCATGATTGATGGAATTAATTCAATTTCATCAAAGATTATGGACAAAAACTTATTAAGTAAAATTCCAAAACTATCAACAGGAACAGTTAAAGATGGTGCTATTGCCAAACCAACACTTGCAGTTGTGGGAGATAAAGGTCCTGGGAATGGTCCAAACGGTTACCGTCAAGAAATTATACAAAGAGCAAATGGTGATATGCATTTGACACCAGCTAAAGACACGTTAGTTCATCTTGGTAAAGGTGATCGCGTATTCAGTGGTTCTGAAACTTATTCTATGTTGAATGGAAGTATACCTCACTTCAACAAAGGGACAGACGATAATTTTTATTCTAAATTGAAAAAAGGTACTCACAACGTTAAAGAACATGCTATGGATGGCATTGGTGCAGTGAAAAAAGGTGTAAGTCATAAAGTTGGTCAAGCAAAAGATGTAATTGGGGACATTATGGATTATATTGAAAATCCAAAAGCTTTAGTAGATAAAGTTCTAGATAGTATGGGTATTGATTTCAGTGGTTTAGGAGCAACAGGAACGCTAGCTAAATCTGCTTATAATAAGTTAAAGACTATGCTTCAGAATAAAGTTAAAGATTGGTTTGAGTCATCAGGAGGAGACGGATTTAACCCTTTTAGCAATTGGAAGAAAACTCCTGGACGAGGTTGGGCAGCTGGTGGACATGCTGGTATCGACTATGCAATGCCTGCTGGAACTCCGATTCCTTCACCAATAACTGGGGAGGTATTACAATCATGGTTCTCTCCTTATAAACCATCTGGTGGTAATGAGGTTCAGATATTTGCTGATGGATTTACTCACATTCTAATGCATATGTTGAATGGCAGTAGAAAAGTAAAAAAAGGAGATCATGTTACTGCAGGTCAGATTATAGGTAAAGTAGGTAACACAGGTAACTCGTTCGGTGACCATTTACATTGGCAAGTAAATAAAGGTCGAGGATATATGCGTAATGAAGATTCAATAGATCCTGAGCTTTGGGCGAGAAAATACGCAAAAAGTAGTTCTGGTAAAGGTACGTGGACAAGTCAAATCAAAAAAGCTGCTTCCAAAATGGGTGCTAAGGTAAACAATCAAGACATAAGTGATATTATGTCATTGATTAATAAGGAATCTAGTGGCAATGAGACGGTTGTTCAACATGGTTATGTAGACAGAAATACCGGTGGAAACGAAGCTAGAGGATTACTTCAATATACTCCAGGGACTTTTGCTGGGTATAAAGTACCTGGTTACGGTAATATTCTTAGTGGATATGATCAACTACTCGCCTTCTTTAATAACTCAAACTGGCGCGGTGATTTATCAACGTGGCAAAGAAGAATTGCAAGCGGTTCTACAGGATGGGGCCCAAGTGGTTCAAGAAAGTATTCAACTGGTGCATATATCAATGAGTCACATAATGCAATCGTTGGCGATAAAGGACCTGGTAATGGTCCTAATGGATTTACTAGGGAACTTATTCATCGTTCTAATGGTGATATTCAACTGACACCAAATAAAGATACGTTGGTTAATCTTGGTAAAGGTGATAGAGTACTGAACGGCAGTCAAACATATTCTATTTTAAGTGATATGTTTCCAAAATTCAGTAGAGGTACAAAGCAGAAAACACACAGAGTTAAATGGGGAGACACGCTTTGGGATATATCACGTAAGAATGGAACTACTGTTAAAGCGTTGCAACTTTTAAACGGTATTAAAAACCACTTAATATATCCTGGTCAGATCATCAAATTAACAGGGTCTATTACTAATTTAAGCAATAATGTATCAAAGCAGACTAAAGTACAATCTAAGCCTAAAGCATCTACTTCATATATCAGTAGAGCACAATCTCTTTACAATACTGGTAAGTCAATTCTTAACAGAGGTAAATCAAGTAATAAAGTCACTGGAAAAGATGATGTTAACCTTGGGACTTTGATAATGAATAATACTAAGAATTTAGGTTCGTTATCACTTGAAGCTGCACAGAAGAATATAGACACCATTGTTAAAAAGATAAATTCTATGATTACTTCAAGCACCGGTAAGATTTCTAGTTTAAATAATAAGATTAGTAAATCTACAAACAAGAAGACGATCGCTAATGCTAGAAACGACATCAAGGCATATAAAGCACAGATTGCTAGTCTTAAAAAATTAAAGCAGAATGAAGTATTAAAAACGAATTATCTTAAAAATTTGATTAAAGAAAAATCCAGTTTAACTGCTAAACTTAATCAACGAACAGAAGAAGGCAAGGCATTACAAGAAGAAAAAACAAATTATCGTTCTTCTATAGCGAGTAACCTACAGAACTATGCAGGCTTCGGTGTTGCAAAAGGGCATACATCAAGAGACTTTGTTTCATTCATGAAGTACAGATTAAGTAAGATGAAAGAATACGCTTCTAATGTCCGCAAACTTAAAAGTATGGGATTAGATCCAATTCTTTTAAGAGAGTTATTAGCTGGTGGTATCGAGAACTCTATGCCTCGTGTAGCAGCATTAGTAAAAGGTGGCAAAGGATATATTGGTCAGATTAATACATTACAAAAATCTATTAATGCTGAAGTAAATAAAATATCTAGTGAGCAAGCTAACTTTGGATATAACAGTGATATTAATGCTAATAATAAACAAATTCAAACATTGAAGAATCAACAAAAGAAAATCGACAAAAAGAAAGTCGTTTATCTAAATGAGCGTAAACGTATTACTAAGTCTAATGTAAAAGCTAATCCGAAGAAATCTATAAGTAATACCTCACGTACTGTAACTACAATGCGAACACATAATATCAAGTGGGGAGATACTTTGGGGCATATTGCTCAAAGATATGGCACTACAGTAAATGAACTTAAGAAAGTTAATAACCTTAAGTCAGATATGATTTATGCTGGCAGAACGCTTAAAGTACCAACGAAAAAAGTAGTTCAGTTACCGAAAACGCAAACTGCATTAGATAAATCTACTAAATACATCATGGACACTGCAAAGCGTTATCAGTTAGTTAATAACTCTAGCAAGCTGAATAATCTGCAGAAACAACTTAACAAGATTAAGTCAGATAAAGATAAGAAAAATGATGTAGTGATTACGAAGTTAGAAAAAACGCTGCGAGACTTAACTAAAAAATATGACAAGCAAGACGATGTAGTTAAATTGCTTCAACAACTTGTCAATAAAAACCCTGATATCCTTTTAAATGGTGTCAAGCTTACGAAAGAAATGGATAAATTGTTAGCAACTAATTCAAAGATTAATGCAAGGAGGAAAGCACGATGAGAATAAAATCAACAGGATTCACTTATAATAATAAACATTCATCTGCATTTGATATCCGTATTACGGATATCAATCTTCCTTTGCCTGAATCTAAAGAAATAAGAGAGACAGTTCCTCATATGGATGGGGATTATGATTTCACTAATGCATATGGTCCTACAAAGTTTAATAATCGTAAAATCACAATTGATGGTTTTGTAATACCTGAAATCAATCAACGTATGATGCAATTGAAACGTGAAATTGAAACCTGGCTTTATAATGTCGGATGGCTAGAACTAACCGTTGATTATGATGAAGAGTATTACTATATTGCAAAATGTAATTCATGTACATGCAAACTGAATGTAAAAGATAAACGATTAGATATAAATATAGACTTTGAAGCTAAACCAAAAGCGATAAGTAAGTTAGATGGTAAGGCGGTGCTTTAATGTATACTGTGAATTTAAAACGATTTGATAATACGGATAAGGTGACAATTTGGGACTATAGAAGAGATGATAATATTATGAAGTCTGGAACACTTGATAAAAGTGTAGATCAGATAGATGAGTTTAAATTTGAGCTTATTAATGATAGTCGTCAATTCGAGTCATTTTTAACACTCGTTGAAATAAAGAATGAATTAAAGAATAACATCGTATTCCGAGGAAGAATTTTAATACCGTCTCAGCATATGGCTGAGGACGGTATTTTTAATTCTGATTATACGGTTGAAGGTGCTGCTGCTTATATGCATGACAGTTATCCATCTTATAAGTTTTTTGAGAGTGCGACTCCAAAATCATATATCACATTTTTAGTTAATGAACATAATAAGCAAGTTGAATCATATAAACAGATAAAACTCGGTGCTGTAAATTTTACTATGAAAGAACAGGTATCAGAAGCTATAGAGTATGATACAACAAAATATGCATTCACCTATCTAGAGAAGACGGTATGGCAGCATATTGTTGATGATTGTATTGGGCGCTGGGGTGGTGAAATATTAGTAAGATATGAAGCAGATGGAACTTATATTGATTGGTTAGATCCAATAGGCACAAAGAAAGATGCTGCTTTAAGAATTGGAAAGAATATTAAATCATTCTCTAAATCTATTGATCCAACAAATGTTGTGACACGTTTAATACCATTGGGGCCTGCAGAAGAAAGTGCTGCTGGACAGTCGCAAAGATTAACCATAGTTGAAGACTCGCGAAGCGGTGGTAAGAATTATATTGATATACCTGAATTACAGAAGATATATGGTATTCAAAATGGTATAGAGATATTTGAAGACGAGTATACGCCAGACACATTATATAATGCTGCAAAAAGGAAAGTTGATGATATAAAGAAGAATTTAGTAAAGCAGCAAATGCAGATTAACTTACTTGATTTATCATATATCGGTATAGATCCAGATGAGTATGAACGAGGTCATCAATATGAAGTGTTCTTTGAACCTTTTGATGTTAAAGAGTGGATGCGAATTATATCAACAAATGAAGATATCACCAATCCACATAATAAGTCAGTCGTTATAGGTGAAAAACCATTATCTATTGACGATGTGCAGAAATCTATAGCGGAACAAAGAACAAAGTTGTTACAAAGAAAACTCACTGAATCAACAAAAGCTCTCAATTCAAAAATCGGTGCAGTATCTAATAATCTGCAGAATGTAACAAATGGATTTAATCAATCAACTTCAACACTACAAACAAACATTCAATCACAACAACAGTTGATTACTGGTGTTACTTCAGGTGTGACATTGAGTGATATTAACGGATTTCAACCAATCAAGAACAGTACGTTGAATGTTGGAATGTCAGTATTCAGAGTAAGTCCACCACAAATAGATTACGGTGTTCAAATTAGCGAAGGTTTCTTCACTACAACGAGTAATACACCACTTCAGTTTGATGGGTATACCGTTATACATTTTCAAAGATATCTCAAAGTAAGTTTCTCATCTTATATGAGTGATGCCGGAAGTGGAGTAATAGAGGTCTTTAGCTACGATGGCATAACGACGACTTACTACAATTCAGTTATTGTAGATGCTGTAGGTAAAGGCAGTCAGAGGTTAAACGAATTATTAATTGATTTAGGAAGACCAACAAAAAGAGTTCTTAACTTCTATTTCAGAATTAAATCGAACAGTGCATCGAGTATCAACGTAAAGACATTATACGTTGGAATAACAGATTATTAGGGGGGATGATATGGAAGCCTGGTCAGTATTGACTAAAGTAATAGACGGTGAAGAAAGGATTGTTAAAGCAGGACTGAATCTCGTAGTAGATGATGACTATGACAGAGCAATCATTGTCGATGAAGTCAAAGCAAGACAATCAGAAAAATTAGAAGTAAAAGACGGAGTTGTATCAGTGAAAGCTGATGCGACTCTTTTAACTTTAAAAGAACTAAATGAAGTAACAAAACTAAAGGAGATTATACCGGTGGTAATCTCGAAAGAAACGGAGGAATAAGATGGATATTAATTCTATAAAGACTAAGGATAGCTTTCACAATTACGTTACTATCAAGCAATCAGATAATACAAGTCCGATAGAGGTCCTTCTATGCGATTCAAAAGGAATGTTGCTTTCAAGTTTAAATGAAGACTGTACAGTTTCTATATATGACGCTGTTTCAAAAGAGGTAAGACAAATTAGTAACGAAAAGATTATAAATGGTGTATTAAGTTTTATAATTATAAACGATCTGTTTCCTTATACGCATAAGCTAGAGATTACTACTCAATCGGGAGCGAAGTTTCCTGCAGATGATGACTTTCAAATTTTTGTCTCTGAATCACACGATAGTAAACTATTGAATATAATCAAATCAGTACCTACAGAGCTAGCATTGCAAGTCGTGACTAATAAAGTGATGGAAAGATTTAATAGCATCTATAATGTCTTCAAAGACTATACGAAAAAAGGGGAAATTCTTTTATCAGATATTAACTGGAATTTTAAAAAAATAGACACAGAACACCTTTCAGATAATTTGATAAAAGCAATTTCAGGAAACGCCGCAGTTAGTGCTGTTATTCCTGAAAAAAGTGTAACATCAAATAAGTTATATTTTACTGTTCCGAAGAAAAACTTATTTAATCCTAATACCATCACAAAAGGCGTAGTATTAAACACTGTTGACGGTACGCTAAAATCAGACGTTTCATATGCTTATGTGACAGACCATATATTAGTAGAACCTAACGAGTGGTATGCGATTAATAAATATATAACTAATATTTCTATTTATGATGGAACGGGCGCATTTATTAAAAGTGTTATACAAGCAACGTCTAACTCTAATATTATCGAACAGATGCCATCAAATGCCAGAACGATCAGAGGAACAGTCTATAATGCAGGTCTAACAACAGCACAGGTTGAAAAAGGAAAAATAGTAACACCTTATGAGCCATATACAGCTTTAATAAAAAGCGATTACGTTGAAAAGACACCTTTAACGCAATCAGATATTCCGAAAATAAGTATCGAAAAACTTGATTTTACTAATGTAGTTAGCAAAAACTTGATTGACGTAAAAAACGTGGTTGATAATGCACTTTTAAACGCGGAAGGTTTAACTTCTACAGACAGCAGATTTCAGACGAGTCAGTTTTTTGATGTGTCGATGGCATTGACATTTACTGCTACTAATGTTTACATCGTGGCTTGGTATGATGCGAAAGGACATTATATATCGCAGATCGTTTCTCCTCAAGTCGGAATCACAAAGCCTAGCAACGCAACGCAGGCAAGAGTATCTTATTATAAAACTAATGCCGCAACAGTACAGTTTGAAATTGGAAGTATAAGAACGTCTCACGACAACTACGCTAAAAAAATCAGTAGAGATTACCTAGATTTACCTAGCGGAAATGTAAGTGGTGGAGGAAGTTCTACAGGTTTAATTACAGGCTTCAATGTAACTGATATGGCTCAAGCAGAAGAAAACGCAAGAAAATTAATTCCTAACGTTGACCAAGCTTTAAATATCCCAACATATGATGGTAGCAACTCTGCTACGCATCCATCTGTGCTTTATTTTAAAAATGGCTGGAATGGTTATAAGTTCTGGATGGCGATGACACCTTATCCAAATGCTAATAATAAATTTGAGAATCCGTCAATCGTAGCAAGTAACGATAACGTCACTTGGGATGAACCACCAACAAATCCAGTAAATCCAATCGCACCTTTAGCAGAAGGAGATAATTATAATAGTGATCCTTGTTTACTTATGAAAGGTAATACGATGGAGATGTGGTACAGGGTATCAAGACTTGCTACAGAAACAACATGGCATCCTCGTGAGTTCTATAGAATGACATCGACTGACGGAAAGAATTGGACACCTAAAGAACTGATGTTTACAGGTGCAACAGTCGAAGAAGAAATATTGTCGCAGACAATAAGATATATCGATGGGAAATATAAGATGTGGTATGTATTAACTAAAAAACCTGAAATCCCTGTAATTAAATACACAGAAAGTATAGACGGGAAAACGTGGTCGCCACCAAGAAAACTTAACATAACGATGCCTGACCCTGCTTATACTTTCTGGCATGGCGATGTAATTGTAGATGATGATGGTTCGATTCAGATGATTATGATGTGTAAGTCGACTACGAAGCGTTGGGCAACCTTCTATATGTATTCGCAGGATAACGTTAACTTCACAACACCTACATTAATCATTAAACCATCTGTTCCTTTAGCGAATAAATGGGATAGCATGGACTTATACAGACCTGCTTTAGTAAAAGTTGAAGACGAGTATTATGTTTACTACACAACTCCTTATAAAATCGGATTGACTAAGGGTAAAACGTTGCTGACGTTGGGTGTATCGAATAATAAATTGGATACTTTCACAGACTTATACGAGATTAAACGTTATATGGCTGGTATGAACAAATTTCTAGCAACTGATACTTTCGATAAGTATCCTCCAAATGCAATAACAGAACAGATGGTATGGTCTACAGAGGATAAAGGGTGGCCGGAACTATCAGGCACAGTAATTACGAGAAACGTATATCGTGAGTATGATAAGAGTCAACAAGTATTCTATACATCTACAAAGTCAAATTACTACTATATGAGAAATGCGACTTCGGTAGGATGGACGGCGTGGTATAAATACAGTGGGAACCCAACTTAAAACAACCTCTACTCACGTAAAGTGAATAGGGGTTTTTATTATAAATAAATTTAAAAAGGAGTTGATAGCCTTGTGATAAAGAAGTTTATTGATCGTTTAGATAATTTAAGTACTGAAGGCTGGATTGCTATCATGAATTACATCGACGTCAGTCTTGATAAACTAAACGATAGAAGTCAAAAGAACGAAGAAAAAGTTGATAAGTTACGTAAAGAGTTTGATGAGCTAAAAGATGAAGTTGGAGACGTTAAGGCTATCATAGACAGTAATACAGAACTAAGTAAGACGATTAAAAAAACAGCGCTTGGAACTGTAGTAACGCTCGTCATAGGTTACATCGGTTTCAAATTAGGAATAGTGAGGTGATAACATGAGAAGTCCTAAAGTAAATGAGATTTTCGTAATGTTATTTAGTCTGTATGTATGGTTCACATTAACTGTTGAGCCTAATCTTTTCGTTTCAACAAATGGGAAATCGGGTCAAATTTATGCTACTTACATTGGCATGGTTGGTAATCAAGGTAATCTAGCTATTATAAGTGCAGTAGTTTCAATATTGTATTTTGCAAATCTGTTCACAAGAAAGTATGAAGTGATTACTTTGGTGCATATTATAGGATTGATTTACTACTTATTTATAAGTGCATCGTTTCTTATCAACTATCCAAATATTGCATTTGGAGTTATGAGTATGGTTAGTATATGGCTATTCTACGATTTGATGAAACTTATCGATAAAGCAGAAGAAGAAAAGAAAGAAAAAATATTAAAGAAAAACGGAATTAATCATTAGGTCATTGACCTGGTGCTTATTTAATTGGAGGAATTTATATATGAATAAAGAACTACAGTTAGCTTTGACACGTTTAGTCGTGCTATTAATCGCATTAATCAATTCAGCTCTAGCGCACTATGGAAAGCCGTTAATTAAAAGTGATGAAACTTTTATCTACCAAACATTAAGTGACTTATTTTTAATTGGATCTATTGCGTGGACTTATTGGAGAAATAACAATATTACTCGCAATGCACAACAGGCACAGGAGTTTAAGAATGTATTAGATATTGAAGATAATAATGAAAAAATGGAGGGGAAATAATTATGGCTAAAAACGCTAAGATGAAATATAAATTTGAGACGAAGCATGTTGCAGGACTACCTAAATACAGATTTGAAACAGAGACAGGCAAACCACTGGCTGTTGTCTGGCATTGGGTAGGTAACTATAAGAGTTATAAATCAGGAGAAATTTCTTACATGAGCAATAACTGGATGAATGCATTCTACCATGCAGCATGTGATTATACAGGTGTAACAGAAGTTGCAAGTACAGATTATATCGCATGGGCAGCAGGTCCTAAAGCTAATGGATGGACGCTTCATATTGAAATGGTACATGCAGATACACGCGAGCAATTCTATAAAGCATTAGATTTCTTTATATTTTGGACTGCTTATCAGCATTATTGGTATGATATGGGTCGCACTGTAGATAATGCAGAAAATGATGGATGGGGTACAGTATGGACGCATAACGCAGTTTCAAGACATTTAGGTGGAACGGACCATATCGATCCTATGGACTACTTTAGTAAGTGGGGAGTTACGCTTCAACAGATGATTAATAAGACACAAGAGTATTTAAATGCACTTTATGCTGGTGATAGTACTAAGGTTGCAGCAATCGGAGAAGGTACAATTATCAAGACAGTTAGCAATCCTCAACCAGCTCCACCAACAACTGCAAAGCCAGTTAAAAAAGCACCACCAAAAGTAACTGCAGTGTCATCAACATTAGTGCCTTTAGAATATGTGGTTAAACCTGGTGACACATTAAGTGGTATCGCTAAAAAATATAGCTTAAAGTTAAACGATGTGATTAAACTCAATCCTGGCATCAAACCAAACTTAATTAAAGTTGGTCAGAAGATTAAATTGAAATCATCAACACCTGCTAAAAAGTCAGAATCTGCAGTTGCTAAAGAAGTTATTAAAGGACTTTGGGGTAATGATCCTCAACGTTCTACTAAATTGAAGAAAGCTGGATATGATCCAAAACGTATTCAAGCTTTAGTTAATGAGTTGTTATAAGTTAAAAGCCCTACACTCAAGATAAGAGTGTAGGGCTTTTTTTGTGTCCGGCTAATTACCCGAATATTTGATAATTCGGTTAATTAGCCGAAAGTACTTATCATTTAAGATAAGGTGCTTTCTACTGTGCCCGCATTATTAAAAAGTTCCACCAAAGTTCCACCAGTTTAGCATAATAATATACGATAATATACGAATTGTGTTTAAGAATAAATTAAACAAAAAACGCCGAAACCCTTTGATAATAAAGGATTTACAGCGTTTTAGTTTTAATAAGTTGATAAGCAACTTATTAACGTGAGTAGTACTCAACATATCTTAATGTGTCCCAAAATATAATTAAATGGCTCAGGACACATAAAAGGACACAAAATTATAAATAGGTATGTGTTTTTATTTATATAAAAACTATGAAATCAATGTTTTATACTGCTATGTACTCCTGTGAACAGTGCATACATAAACCGTATGCAGGTGTCTGAGTGGGAACGTGACCAATTTATGAAGCAGTATTAATAGAAGTAGGGTGCATATTACTTATTAAATCAAAGACAAATAGAATTTATCTAGTAAATGCCAGGTATTAAACAAAATGAATATATAATCAAAATCAAATATCTAAAAAGGGAGAGAATCTAGTATTCTCTCCCTTTTTAAATGGAATCAATATTTCAAAGATCGTGTAAGTTCTGATATTATAGGATAAATGTTCTATAATAAAGGTTTGATTAAAGTGTAATGGATGATAAGAATATTGTAAAAGAATCATAAGTGATATTAAGTCTTATTGATAATCCTGAATCTGTAGCTATATTTGAGTATTCAATTCCGGAGTCCAAATTAATGTAAACAAGAATACCGTCCTCTAAATCAATTATTGTGAAAGATAAGTCTGGTTCTGTAAAATATAGAAAGTTGAGAGTATTTTTAAGTTTATATGTATTCATTAAAAGTATATCTTCTTCGAATAACGCGATTTCTTTTGAAACATTCCTATTGTCATAACTTATTATCAAGTTATATACAGTACATACATCTCTTTCTTCCTTTTTCACTAATATAAGAGCTATATTATTTTCTTTATAGTCTCTATCTTTAAGTACGAACTTTTTTTCCATATTTTTGTGTCCTTTTATACATTCTTTTTTTGTATATATGAAGTTACGACAGGATTATTTTTTACTACTAATATTGTACTTGTCGCTTTATTTTATAGAATTTTAGCACCTATATTTCTACCTGTGTATTTGACTAAATAAAACTCCTATTAATTTTATACAATTATAATATAGTTTAACATAATTTGCTAAAATGGTATAAAATAGGTTTATTGTCATGTAGAAATATTATAAAAGGTAGAATAAAATTATAAAAGGTGAGAGTATATGAAAAAACATAGAGGACTTAAGAAAATATTTAAATCAACCTTGGATAATTATCATGAAAATTTTATTAAATATAATGGATATATAGAATTATACGTTCCGCAAATAGGTTTTATGAATGAAGATATCAATGGGAAAGAATATCAAATTATCAATGTTCTAATTGAAAATACTAAACATTCTATTCCAAAGGATGCAAATTTTATGTATGTGATAGATGAACTAAATATTTTGGATAGTCATATAATTATAAGTGACGATAGTAATGATTTTAATTTAAACCTCAGGCAGGAAGCTTCAGGAAAAATTCCTAATTATCTCAAACAAATAGAAAGTAAATTTGGTTTGAAGTTCACACGCATGGTTTCTATAACAGAAATGAACTTTGTAGATTATACTAATTTAGATGAAAATGATAAATTTGATATACTTTATTACATAAGAAAAGACAAAGAAAAAGTAATATTTGTAACAAATGTATTGTGGACTTGGAGTAGTATATGAAAAGAAGCATAGAACATATAAAACTTCATTAACATCTTGCATTTGTTTACTTGAAAAATAATAGGGTTATTTTATATTTTAATAAACAGTAGGTGAATAATATGAATATATTTACTTGTTGTGTTTGTGGTTACCTAGATTTAGATGAAACTCCATATTACGAAGACTTTGCGGGTAGCAATGTCATATGTGCTTGTTGTGGTTTTGAATATGGTGTTGATGATTATGATAATCCAAGCATTAACTATGAGGCTTTAAATGATAAAGAAGCTGTAGAAAAGTCACACCAATTATGGAGAGCAGAATGGATTAAAAATGGATGTAAGGTTTTTGATCCTACAGTATACAGCCCTATAGATATTAAAGACGGAAAGTTAGAAAAAAGAAAAGTTATAGAACAGTTTAAAAATATAAACTATAATTTTGATGATAATCCACATAAAAGAAGTTAATTATGAAATTTCAACAGTTTCATCGTTGCTTCTGCAACTGCATTATCTTAAGGTCAACCTTGAGTACTTAATGAACGCTTGATTTCAAAAGTCTTTAAACAATCTACGTGTCGTAAGGTCGCATAACTAATAAAGAAACAGACATATTCATTAACGAATATGTCTGTTTCTCTTGGGGTTACTAGTAAATAAGATATAACTAACAAATATCAGTATAAATATCTTTAAGTTTAAAGTAGTATGGACTATCAAAGTCATTACGCATATAATCATGATTCAAGTGATTATAAAATTCAATTAATCCTTCTTTTACAGCATGATTGAATTCATTTAAAGGTAATGAATATGTTGTACGTTTATCTTTTTCTTCTAAAATTGTAAGAACAATATTATTTTCTTTTTTAAATGTATAAATTTCAAAATCTACATCTAAATATGAAATTATATACTCATTCATAATAGTTGCTTGATATAAATCATACCATAGCATATATAAGTCACCAGTCTGAACATGTTTGTCTACAATTATATTTCCACTGTCTTCAATACAAATACTACCTTCAAAATATCCTTCATTATCTTCATTACTAAACAATTCAACTTTTTTAAAATCTGCACCGATTGGAATAAGAGAAAGTCTTTGCCCTTCAGATGTTAATTGGTTATTTTTGTAATTATATTCTAAGTCATTCAAATGTATATTATAAGCAAAGGTTGTAATTCTCAAAACATAGCCCTCCATTTTTAATTAGGGTAGAAAGAAGATGTTTTACCACTTGAAGTATAAACATTTATTGATTTTCCATTTTTTAAAGCTTTATTAATAGAGGTTTTATTATCTCTAATACCTTTTAATATGATAGATTTTATTTGATTGATACTCAAACTAGGATCTATCATTGTCTGTCCAATAGTTAGGATGATGATTCTTCAAAATATGTTGCATTGATGCCTTGCTATGATTAGTTATTTTTTGTTCTTTTTTAACTTGTATACTTTGAGTATACCGCAATAATTCATAAAAAGTATTTACTTACAATCATATTTGAAGTATCTTACAAATATAAATAAGTAGAATGGGGTATTCACTAATGAAGATTAATATCATATATATTTGCTGTAGTGCCATAATTATTTTAGCGATTATATTAAAAGTTTTTTTTGATGTTTCTTCGAATATCGTTCTTCCTGTTATGATGATACCTTGGGCTATACTCATATTATTATCAGAAAGCTTTAAAAAGAACAGCAAAATAATATTAGTTTCAATACTGCTATTAATGTCTGCAACAATAATAATAAAAGGACTGTAAATTGACTGACAGTCCTTTGATTTGAACGTTTTTGTTGTTTATTTCGGTCTATTTAGAGTGATTATCGTGCTATAATTATTTTTGATATAATATTTTGAAAAGGTGTGCTAATATGAAAACGAATAAAGATGTTATTTTAATCAGTCTAAGTATATTTATAGGTGCATTGTTAGTTCAATTCTTTATGAGTTTTGTTACAACTAATTCCGTTTGGGAATGGTCTGAAATATCTAAAAATGTTATTCCATTCGGAACGTTTTTCTTAGTTGTCTTATACATCATTAAAGAATACAACACTAGAAAAATTAATAGAAATAATTAAAATAGTCAGTAGTTAAGGAGGATCATCAATGACAATTAAAGAATTCTTTAACAGTTTATTAGAGAAGAAGTGGACGATGGAAGACATTTTTTATATTTTTTTATCTTCTTGTATTGCAGGTGTTATAGTTACTCCTTTATTTGCTTTACCAGTTGGCTTGATAGTTTACTACTATTTCTAGAGGCAAAGTGAAACTTTATGATTTTGAGTTGTCTTTTTAGTCTTGATTTTAATTTTCATGATATATCTCCGCATGTTATTATCAGATCTTTCTAATAATTAATTCATAACTTACTTTTCAATACAAGTAAACTAATTTTTATAAGAAATAAACATAAAAGTATATTTATTATTATCATTACTAGTATCTGTAGGGTATTCTTCAATTAAATTATTTACTTTTTTAAATAAATCTTCCCATTCCTCAAATGTCATTTTTTTTGTGTTCATTGTTAGAGAAAACTGTTTTTCATAATTATTAACTTCTTTAACTTTCTCTAAATCTTCACTTAATTTTTCGAAAGATTTTTTCATTTGATACATTATCGCTTGGTAGACTTCTTCTCTATTATTGATTATCACTTCCATATCATAGTTGATACTTCCTTCATTAAAAATATGAGAACTAGAGTAGTAATATTCTTCTAAGTTTTTAACTTTAATTGTTTTAGTTTTTTTTATGAGACCAGCATCACATAATTTATTCACTGTATAATATAAATTCTTAGTAGGGATTCCTAGTTCTTGGGATAATGTTTTTATATTCTTTTCTTCTTCTTTACAAGCCTCTATAATATTTAAACTTTTCTCTTCAAATAGTAACTTTCCGTATTCTTCCATTTTTATACTCCTAACTATTAATTGATGGTAATTTCCTTATGTTTTTGTTAAATAAGAATCCAAAAGAAATAATGACTAGTCCAAAGCAACTTATAAACATTGATATATTAATGCCAATCAAATCTGGTAAAAAACCGGCTATCAAAGAACCTATCGGCATTGCTGATACTAATAGACTATCTAAAATAGAAGCTACCCTAGAAATAATACTTTCATCCGTTGCAATTTGTATATATGTAATAAATACTATATTCATCATACCAAATGGTATAAATGCCAATGAAAATAATATTAACTTTATAATCTCATCATTTACAAGTATAGATGAAGACCAAAATATAAATGAAACTAACGGTAATATAATCATCAATGCACCTAGTCTATACTTAAGGATCTTACCAACAAGAGCGTAACCAATGATACTTCCTATTGTCATAGCTAATATTATTTTACCATAGTACTCTTTTCCGCCCGCCATATCGCTATATTGTGGTAAAAGTGTGTTAGTCATACCTAATGAAAAATTAGCAACTATTATTGGAATAGAAATTGCAAATAGTGGTGTTTTGAAAAACAATTTAATGCCTTCGAATAATTGATCTCTATAATCACTATAAACAAATTTATATTTACTTTTTTGTTCTTTAGTTTTAATTCTAGAGAAAAACAGAGAGGCTATTAGAAAGGTTATTGCATTAAATGTATATACATTTGTTATACCTACTTTAAGTACATAAAGAGAAAATAATAATTTCATTACAATTCCAACTATCTCTTGTGAGGTTGACGCAAGAGAGTTGAAGTTACCAATATTGTCTTTCTCTACAATGATGGGTACTAATGACATCTCAGAGATACCTTCAAAATTTTCGATGAATGAGATTAAAAACAT